GTCTTCGAGCATCGAGTTCACCGTGAACGGCAGGTTGTTGCCCTGCATCGCCTGGATGATTCGAGCCATCTCTCGGTATCGAGAAATGTCGCTCGCCGTGTAGTGATCCTTCAGCGCCCAGTCGATGACGGACGCGCGGCCTTCGCCGGGTGCCGTCTCATCCTTCTGGGCCAGCTCGGACTCGGCATCCTCGGCGCGAGCCGGGGCGAGTCCATCCGTGTCACCCAGCAGGTAACCGAAGATGACGTCGTCTGTCGCCACCTCCAGGAACGGGGCGAACTGAAGGCCGATGTGGTCCTGGGGAACCGGCAGCTCTCGAATGAAGCCGAGCGCCGTCTCCTTGCGGACGATCCGATCTTGTCCAATGCCAGTGGCGTTGAAAAGAGCCGGAACCGTCTGGCTGAACAGTGTAGGTCCGTGAGACATAATTCAGACTCCTCTCAGTGGAAGTTGATGTGCATTCCCTTGACGGAACGCATGGCATCGGCGGTTGCGTCCAACAGAACGATGCGAGCGCCGCCCGCGTTTCGTTCGAAGCACCAACCCTGGACTGCGGTTGCCTGATATACGGCAGCCACCTCGACGTCCCTCTCCAGCAACTGCCAGGGAAGGAAAGTGTCATTGAGGCCGACGATGTTGGCAAGTGTCTGCCTTCCATCAGCCGCGCCTGCCTGGTACGGGCCGACCTTGCCGGCGTCGCCTCCAGACGTGATCTTGGCGAGAACCTCACCCGCCTGCAGAACCTTCTGCGTGGACCCATCGATCGTCTCAGTCGGAACCGTTGCTGCAGCCAGCGTGTACGATTCAGTCTTGACGTCTTGGGTAGAACGCAGATAAACGTTCTTGCCGAACGGAGTACGGTTCGTCCCGCCTTTGGTAAAGCTAGCCATGTGTGGCTACCCCTTTTCCTCAGACTTGAGCTCCTGAAGCTCGATGTAGGACGGAATGTTCTTCAACTGGTCAGGACTCATCGACCGAGCGTGCATGGCGACTGTCTCTTCCAGCACGGCGATGCGATCCGCCTTGGAACCCGAGGGTTCCGACTGCGGACCTTCTGCGCCGTTGTTGCCGCCGTACTCACCGAGCAGTGACTGCGCTGGAGCCGAGTCATACGACGCGGCCCAATCGGAGAACTGCTCGTCGTTCAGCTTGAGCGCAAACGTGGTCAAGCTGTCGACCTGTGATGCAGCGATTTTCTTGTCGTTACTCAGTTGAGTAACGAAAGCTTTGCGGCCATTCTGGACCGTCTCGCGCTGGAAGTTCTCCAGGGCTGAGATGTGGGTCTGCACGGCCTTCGGGTCCGACGTCTGTGCGCCGTTGACCATGAACATGCCGACAGCATTCGATGGGGAGTCGGACGGAGCCTTGGGCGTCTGTCCAGGCTCGACAGGTGCCGGCGTCTCTGCGTCTTCTGCGGCTGCAGGAGTCACGCCGTCGTCGAGCTGATCGTGCTGGTCGGTCGTGTCAGGCGAAGCCGGGGATGGAGTTTCCGGCTGCGGATCTGGCTTGTTCTCCCCAGGCGGCTCCGGCGTGGGCTGGCTGCCGCTGTCCTGGTTCTTCGGCCCTTCGGCCATGGAAGCCTCCTTGGTGGCTGTGTTACTGATTTCGAGTCGCATTGCAACCTCGGCAGGAGAAGGTGCAAACTTCTTTCCACCGTAGTTGTAGAACGACAGATCCCACTTGTTCGTTGCTTCCTCGGCTTCTTCGTTGTCTTCGTCGAGGACCGTGTCGGCAAGACCTGCATCTCGAGCCTCAAACGCGGAGTACCACGTCTCGGCCTTCATGAAGTCTCGCCAATAGCTGATGGCACCGCCAGCCTGCTGTGCGTAGATATCCGCGATGTTGTCACTCATCTTGTCGAGAATGACGGAAGTTTCGCGCATATCATCGGCATTGCCATAGACAAGTCCGATGCCGTCGTGAATCATCATGACTCCATTACGAGCCATGACAACCTCGTCGCCAGCCATGGCGATGAAGCTCGCCGCCGACGCTGCAAGAGCGTCAACGAAAGTCGTTACGTTCGCCTTGTGCTGCTTGAGCGCGTTGTAGATGGCCAGGCCATCGAAGATCTCTCCACCCGGCGAGTTGATGTGGAGATTGATCTGAGCACTGTCGATCTCTTTGAGCTGATCAACGAAATCCTGCGCCGAAGTCCCCCAAAAGCCGATCTCGTCGTAGACGTAGATATCAGCTGACTTGCTTGACTTGTTCTCGATCTTGAACCAGTCCGACTTCGGAGTCGGCGCAGTTCGCCGCATAGTGAAGCTGCGACGGCGAGGCTGAGTCATGGGTTCACCTTACAGTAGCGCGACAACACAGGGCAAGGACGACCGCTGGTTATCCAACGAGCGTCTCGGTTTCCGGAGGCTTTGTCTCAGATAGCATCACACGCTCTTGAGAAATCGCAACGGTGTGCCAGCGCAAGCACTCTCGGCAGTGCAATTTGACTGTTCCACCTTCCACAACTATCTCACCGAAGATTCGACGTTGCTTCCAGATCTTCACATGAACAAAGAGTTTTCCCCTGGCATCCAGACCGTAGGTAGCCAGTAATGGCTTACGCCTACAGAAGCAGCGAAGCTCGCGTTCTCTTCGATTCATCGGCGAATCATACTGTACAGAATGGACTTGAAACGCCTCATGAAATCAGTTGAGTTCTCACTCGCACCGATCGAAGCGATATCCTTCAGCCACTCGTCCATGACAGCATAGAGATGATTCGTGTATGCAAGAGGGCTGGGAATGCCTGCCTCTTCAGCTGCTTCTTGCAACTGCCGACGATAACCCAATGAGAACTTAAAGTCCTGATTAAATGTTCCCTTTCGGAAAGCATTACGAGCCTGATTCTCCACGCGCTGACAGATCTGATCAGCCACCGAGTAGAGACCATTCAGACTGTCGGGCCGCTTCTGACTGGTTGTGTCCTCACCAGGATCAGCGTTAGGATCAGCAGGCTCCTCGGGAGCAGTGACTGCCTCGATCTCTTCGAAGGTCATGCCGGTCATTTCACCGAGTTCTCGAATGTCAGGCTTCAGGGTGCCAGCACCCTGCATCGCCATCACAATGTCTCGGACCAAGTCTCGATTCTCTTTGCCGGTCTTGCGGAACTTGATCTTGGGAAGATCGGCGTTGGTGCCAAAGTTATAATCTCGCATAGGACGCAAGAGGTACTTGTTGATGTACGTCGCCCAGTCTCCTGAGATTGCATTAAGCAACCAGAGATAGGTCTGGGTGTGCTGCGTACCAAGGTTGTACGACCCGACGTCGGCTGTGCGAAGCAGAAGGATAGGAGTAAACAGCGCAAGGCTCATCTCCTCATCGAGTCGTGTCATGTATCGTTCGAAGTCTGCACCACGCATCTGAGACTCGAGGTACTCCAGCGTGTAGTCATAGCTGGGATTCGTCTCATCACCGAAGGGAGTCTTGTCTCCAGGAAGAAGGACGGTGCCCCTGTTGCGGAGCTGTTGAATGACATTCGCCATCAACTGGCGACCACTAACGTCCTCACCATCGATGGTGTAAGTCTCTTCGAAGGGTGCTCGACCAACTGGAGTCGGCTCGCCAAATCGCTCGTAGTACCTGTTGGCAAAAAGATGTAGAAGGATGGAGAAGAACCAACTAGTGAAAGCTGGACGCATAAGCTTTCGTCCGTAGTGGTTGCCTTCCTCCATGAGGAGGGGATACCAAAAAGTATTACCGACTGGAACGTGACCAAATCCGAACTGGTCGATGCCGTCATAGATCTTTACCTTCGGTCTTACGGTGTGCGCCTCGGGAACGTTGGGAGTACCGGGGGCGAAGCCATCGACGGTCTTCCAGTGAACGCGAGCATCTTCTGGAAAGAGGTCTTTGATCTTGTCGAGGACAACTCGACGGTTTGGAGTATCGTTGTCCCACTGCAGAATGTTTGGAGAGTATCCTGCCCAAAAGGCTTTGGACATTGCCCGAACGAGTGTAGTCCACACATTATTGAGACTCTCCTCGTAGAAGTCCCTCTGCGTCTCGTTCTCGCAATCAATGTGCCACTCCATCTGGTGAAGCATGAATGTCAGCACAGACAGAGACGAGTTGATCTGGTAGTGATCCTTCATCTGACGAAAGTCATTCAACGTCAGGGTATCCAGATTCAGCTGGAGTGCTCCACCGCCAGGAAGCTGGAGGTAGCGAACGTCCTCACCAGTCCATCCGGCGGCATAACCCTCACCAAGTTTCGGCGGAGGAGCTTTTTTGTTCTGCAGTGACTTTGAACTGATGGGCCTTCCATCAGGTCCAAGCAAGCCTGTCACACTAATGATCCCTTCTCGGGGCTAAGCGAGGCGGGATAGGCATATGCAAGTCAGTGCCTTGTGCCGCTGGCGGAAGAGGTGCGTGCATACCGCCAGCGAGAGGAGACACATTGAGTTGCTTGTGGTCCCACGCCAAGCTGAATGGATCTTGCGTGTCGGTGTTGTCTCGTTGCTCTGCGAGTAACTCCAGAGAGGATATACGACGCCTGTATGATCGGTCACCCATCAGGGTATAGACGACCCCAGCCATGCAATCGGCTACGTCTTTGGAACCTCCGACAGGGTGGTCTACCATCTTATCAGTGTCCTCAAGTTCCGTGAGTTCTTTGATCGCTATCTGAACCCTCTCGATGCCACCCTTCTTAAGGTAAGTCCAATAGGGCGGGAACTCGATTCTATCTTCATAGATAGCATCACGCAGATCTTCATAAGGCAACTTTGACTTGTCCACCGAAAGCATCTCAGTATTGATTCGATGCTTACGAAGCTGCTGCTTGGTGTCGGTAGACTGGAAACCGTCCATGGTGGCCTTACGAATCTTAAACTGACGGTCATCCTTCAGGTTGTAGATCATCTGGCGCACACCTTGGAGCAAAATCTCCTGCCCAGCGGGTGCAACCATGCGAAGAAGGAAGTCAAAGACGATGTACGGCTTCTTTTCGCCCTCAATCTCTATCATGTGGCTCACATAACCCATAGCCAGCCCGAGAGCATCGCCATCGGGCGAGTATGCGAGGTCTAGGTGCATGGCTCGACG